GTGGGGTGTTTTTAGACCAATTGAACACGGCCCCCCGCACATAATCTTACTTGACATGCGTAAAGGTCGTTGGGACTTTCCTGAACTAAAACAAATCGCTTTCGATGAATATAAATACTGGGAACCTGAAACAATACTCGTGGAAGCAAAAGCATCTGGTATGCCACTCACTCATGAACTTAGACAAGTCGGTATACCTGTCGTAACGTATACGCCAAGCAAAGGTAATGATAAACATGTGCGTGTAAACTCGGTCGCTCCAATATTTGAAGCTGGTCAAGTATGGGCACCCGATGAGCGTTGGGCAGAAGAAGTTATTGAAGAATGCGCTGCTTTCCCGTATGGTGATCATGACGATTTAGTCGATTCAACAACACAAGCTTTGTTGCGATTCAGACAGGGTAACTTTATCCAGCTGGAGTCTGATTACAGGGATGAACCCAAATATATAGAACAACGAGAATATTATGGCTGATGATGATGATTTAAATATCTTTGAAGAGTTTTACGAAAGCGTAAAACCTGGAGGTACGTTTGATCAAAGGGCATTAGGTGTTGGCAAAGCTGTAACAGACGTATTAACACCAAGCGATGAAACTCAAGCAGAGATGGAGTCATATGACAAACAAAGACAAGATGCCTTAAATTTATTACTTTCAGCTGCAGGCGTAACTCCTGATTCTTTTGAAGGTCGAGCTTTAGAGGCAAAATTTAGACAAGATAAAGATCTTCAAAAAATGTTAGGTTTTAAAGGTAACATGTTAAAAGATTTAAAATATGACTTTGCTAAAGCTGGTCAGTTTTTATTTGGCGATGCAAATGTTGGTCTAACCAGCATGCAAGAACAAGGCACTAAATTTAAAGATTTACCATTTGAACAAAAGTTTGGCATAGCTATGTTACCAATAGATGCTCTTGATCTTGTGGGTTTAGGTCTTCTTGCTAAAGGTGGTTTGAGCCCACTAATAAAAACGGGCATGAAAGTTTATGGTAAGAAGTCAGGTAAGACAATACAAGATTTATTAAGTGATGAACAAGTTCTCAAAGCAATAGAAGCAGAGCAACCAGGTTTCATGAGAGAGCTTGATGACACTTTAGGTGGTGGCATAATACAAAAAAGATTTATGACAAGTCGAACAAAAGGACCTGTCGGTGGTAAACCTGAAGAAGTTATTGACAGCCCAACAACAACAGCAAAACAAAATGTTTTAGAACAAAAGAAACAATCTGAATTAGAAGCGGAGTCAATCAGACAAACAACGAAGGCAGCTGAAGAAGCTCAAACAAAATTAAATAATTTTGTTGAAGAGTATAATAAAATATTTAGTGGTAAACCTGGAAACAGAGCTAGAAACCTTAGAAATTTTGCAGCAAGAACAGGTGAAGAAGAATACAATAGATTATTTGCTTTGGCAGAAAAACAAAATTTACTTATGAAAGGACCTGGTAGTGGTGGAGCACGTAGAAATATCTTTTCAGGTGAGGCAGCAGATTTCGTTAAAAAAAATATTAATTTAAGTAATGAAGACTTAGCTAAAGCTTTAAATCAAAATCCTGAAAAATATTTTGTAAAAGGCACAGAAGTAACACCTGAACAAGTGCAAAACTTTATTGAGACACAAGGTATTAAATCGCCAGAGGGAGGTAGACCAGCTAAAACAGATAAAAGAACTCAAACAAAAGTAGAAAAAATAAATACAATTTATGACGAGATAATGGAATCAGATGCTTATAATATAAACAATCAAGCAGATAAAACTGAGGCTTTTATAAAAGCTTTTAGACAGGCAGAAGGTAAAACAGATGAGTCAATATTTACACAAAGCAAAATAAGTGAGTCACTTAAAAGAAGCATTAAACAATATAATAAATTAAATCCAAATGATCCAATACTTACACCAAGAGAGATAGCCGCCCTAAGAATAGAAACTGCAAGAAGAGAGTTTGATACTTCAAATGTATTTGAAACATATTTAAGAAATGACAAAAGGCTACAAAAATTAATTGATGATGGTTTTCTAGATCAAAAAAATAAAGAGAGTATGGTAAGGTTTATTAATTTTATTAGAAGGTCTGATCCTGAATTTAGAGGCCGTAAACAAACCATTACTAATCCAAATATTTTCAATAAATTTTTAGATAAAAAATTTAGTGAACTTGCAAATGATTTAAGTAATAAGGATTCTATTTTTTATAAAAATTTTTCAGAGTTTGTTAAAGTTGATGAGATTAGAAAAACACTTTCACCTACAAAGCAAATGCTTAAAAATAAAAGCAGAGAGTTTTTAAATATAAAACCATTTCTTGATAGAATTTTTTTAGCACCAGAAAACAAAATTGATAACGTTGGTAGAATTGTTAAATCAAGAAATTATCTTGAACAAATTGAAGACGCAAAAAATTCTGTAAACATAGCTCACCGATTTGAAGGAGCAGAGATAGGTAAAACAGTATCCGAAGATTTAGCAGGTGCTTTTGAGTTACCATCAAGTTACAATCTTGATTTAAGTATTATAAATTCTGTCATACAACCAAGTTTAGAGAGACGAGCTAGAAGAGCAATTAAAGCTGGCGATACAGAGGAGCTTCAACTTATTAACAAAGAAGCAACTGATGTAGGTACTGAGTTTATTATAAACGGTAGAAAGTTTGGTAAGCAGCTTTCTTTGCAAGAAAAACTACAAAGTTTAGTAGCTCCTTACATGGGTGAATCAGGTAAACGTTTACAAAAAGAACATAACATAACAAATGAGATGATAGAAAATGTTTTAGATGCTATAAATCTTTTGGAGGAGGCATCTAAACAAATTAGAGGTGCGCCTCAAAATTTACAAAGAGGTGGATTACTAACAGAAGACATGAATATTTTTGATGACGAAGAACAAGGAACAATTTTTCCTAAAATAAGTATTGAGTTCGGTGATGCCGCTCTTGGCAAAGTTAGACGTTTTGGTGAAGATGAACCAGAAGAGGTAGAGCCAATGCGAGTACAACGTGTAAGCGAGGCACCACAAGAAAAGGTATTTGACGTACCACCTATGGAAAATATTTTTACTGGTGAAGTACAAGAAGCGAATCTTAAATTACCTTTCTTTAAATTATTTACGAAACCACCTGTAAACGAAACAGCGCCTATACCTACACCAAAAGAGGCATTAGATAATCCTACAAAGAAACAACTACAAAGTTTAGAGCAAGAAAAATTAAATAAGGAGCAAGACTTTTTTGATCCAACTCCTGAAGACAATCAAAAAGTTGATCTTGGTAGCTCAACAGATGTAGCTGCAACACCAAAAACTAATCAACCACTAACAGGAGTATTTTATTCTGATGCCGAAAAAGTATTACAAAGACCAGACACGCCAGTAATATTTCCTAATAAACAAGCACTCATTGATTTCTTTGCAAAAAATAGAATTAAAAAAACAGAGCTTGAAGATTACGGTATCAACAATTTGTTAAAAGCTTTCGATGAAGTAACACCAATACCTAAAGATGCTGTTATAAGACAAATTAGATCTGCACCAGTCAGAGGTATGCACGTGCACGCAACAGGTAAAGGATCTGAAATTATTAATCCATCTGGTGAAAAAGTAAATGTAGCGTATGAAGGTTACAGAGAAGATGGATTTATACCAGGCACTACATCAGAGCGTGTTTTGTATATACCCATGGATAAATTACCAGGTGATACAGCAGGTCAACCAGTATCAATTTTTGCAGGTGAAAGTATACAAAATCATGGTTTTGGTTTACCAGGCGGCAGTGATAATAATTATGTAGTTGGATGGACAAGGCTATCTGAGAGAAGAGCTTTACTACCAACTAAATTAGATGCACCTGCAGGTAAATCAAAAATACCTGGTCTTACTCGTGAAAGAGAACGAGCACAAAGACAGGTTGCAGGGTTATACGCTGAGGCAATAAATAAATTAAATAGAGAGGCTGTAAGAAGAAATCTAAGTCAGGACGACATTAATTTTATTAATCAATTGTCATTAGAAGAAATGCTTTCTGAATATGGTGACACACTTGCTCAAATAAGCCCAGGTTTGTTAGATCAGATTGACGAATTAATTGTTAAGGTAAGAGATCTTGATACGCAAATTACAAAAGCATCATCAGTGGACGCAAGTAATGTTGTTAAGGTTCAGTTTGCGGATGAGATACAATCTGACATTATGCAGGCGGCGGCTGGTAGAAAACAAAAATTATTAGCTACACTCAGAAAATTACAAGAAGAAGGCAGAGAGTCTACGACATTACCTGAGTTAAATAGAATTGGTAATGAAGCTCTAGCGTTTTTTGAAAAGAACAAATCAGTGTTTAGACCATTAAAAAAATCACAAACAGAGGTAGATATTTTTGCAGATTCTTTAGCGAAGGTGGATGCTGAAGTTGATGATATTATAAATAGATTTGTAGAGACAAGAGAAATATCTGACACAGAGATAGCTAGAGTTAAAAGTTTATTAAATGATCAAATAGATGAAATGATTAACGATTTAATAACAGTAGATCAAAATACTTATGAAGGATTGTTTCCTGATCTGCCGTTTAAGAAGCGTGAAGAGTGGGCAGATGCTTTAATTAAGAAAGATTTATTTGAATTAGCTTATCGTAAGTTTGTCCTTAAAGATCCTGATGTTCCTGATTATTATGCAGTGACGCCCGATAAATTTGTAATAGATAGATATAGTTTTCAAGGTAACACTGCCACATCTGCTGCAGACAGAGCTGCGGATAAAGCAGATCAAATAAAAGCATTTACGGAACGTGGTGAATTTAAGGGGTCAAGATTTAAAGGTATCGGCATGTCAGAATTTTATGGGGCACCCAATGCTGTAGACGAAAATGGTAAGCACTACACATCAACTATAGAAAAAATTTTAAAAACACAGGCAAAGTCTAATAACTCAGAGATGATTATTTTAAACGTGCAAACTAAGTCTGGTGGCTCAGATATTTATAGAATTACAGATCAAAACGGTAACATGGTGGCTACTTTAACTGATGCAAGACAGGCACAATTAGTTAGAACTAATAACCCAAATTACAATGTGGAAGCGATAAGAGTGCCTGACATGAAAAATACAACACCATCTTTTGCTATTAAAATTACAGAAGAAATGCTAGAACCTTATAAAACTCACAAAGCCAAGGGTGGACTTGTTGAAATGATTGATATATTTGAGGTAGCTTAATGGTCGTAGAAAAAAGAATTACAGGTGAACCTACTGGTGTAGAATCAGAATCAATTACAATAGAAACGCCAGATGAGTCATTAACAGTTGAAAATGTTGAGCTGACAGATGACGGAGGCGCTATCGTTAATCCAATCATGGAAGAGCCAGAAAGTGAGTTTGACCAAAACTTAGCAGAATTACTGTCTGACGATGATCTTAACATGATATCATCTGATTTAATTAATGATTACAAAGAAGATAAGTCGTCAAGAGAAGAATGGCATGATGCATATTCTAAAGGTTTAAAACTATTAGGTTTTAATTACGAAGATAGATCACAGCCTTTTCAAGGTGCAAGTGGCGTTACACATCCGCTCTTATCAGAGACAGTCACACAGTTTCAAGCACAGGCTTATAAAGAATTATTACCAGCGAACGGACCTGTCAGAACTCAAATAATTGGATCATCAGATTCACAAAAAGAAGAACAAGCACAGCGTGTTCAAGAGTTTATGAATTATCAAATTATGCATGTGATGGAGGATTTTGATCCTGACTTAGATCAAATGCTTTTTTACTTACCTCTTTCAGGATCATCATTTAAAAAAATCTATTTTGATTCAACTCTGGATAGAGCAGTTTCTAAATTTGTACCAAGTGAAGATGTAGTTGTGCCATATACTGCAACAGATCTTGCAAGTGCTGAAAGAATTACACATGTCCTAAGAAGAAATGAAAACGAGATAAGAAAATTACAAGTTCAAGGTTTTTATAGTGATGTAGAAATAAAAGAACAAACAGAAGAACCTAATAGTCAAATACAAGAAGCGGTCAATAAACTAGATGGTGTTAGACCAACTGGTAGTAGTTACAGTAATGATAACTATACTTTGTTGGAGATTCACTGTGAATTAGACTTACCAGGATTTGAAGATGACGATGGAATTAAATTACCGTATATCGTAACTATTGATGAGGGCTCACAAAAAGTTTTATCTATCTATAGAAACTATGATGAGAAAGACACATTAAAGAAAAAGAAACAATATTTTGTACACTACAAGTTTTTACCAGGTCTAGGATTTTATGGCTTTGGTTTAATACACATGCTTGGTGGTTTATCAAGAACTGCAACAGCCGCGCTAAGACAATTACTAGACGCAGGAACATTAGCTAATTTACCTGCAGGTTTTAAGGCGAGAGGCCTCCGTATTCGTGATGATGATAATCCAATACAACCTGGTGAGTTTAGAGATGTCGATGCACCGAGTGGTGATTTACGTGCAGGTCTAATGCCTTTACCGTATAAAGGTGCAGACGCCACATTATTTCAATTATTAGGATTTGTCGTTCAGGCTGGTCAAAGATTTGCCACAATTGCTGATCAAAAGATTGGTGACAGTGTTGCAGCAAATGCACCTGTAGGAACTACAATGGCACTTATTGAGCGTGGCTCAAGAGTAATGAGTGCAATACACAAAAGATTACATTACGCACAAAAGATAGAGTTTAATTTATTAGCTAAGGTTTTTAAAGATTTCTATTCACCAATGTACCCTTATGGCGTTGGACAGAATGCGGTTCCTAGCATTAAGTCTAGTGACTTTGATGAGCGCATAGATATTATTCCTGTTTCTGATCCTAACATATTTTCTATGTCACAACGTGTAACACTTGCACAAACACAACTACAAATGGCACAATCTGATCCAAATCAACATAATTTGTATGAAGCTTACAAAAGAATGTATCAAGCTTTGGGTGTAAAAGACATTGACGCTATACTGCCAGTGCCAAAACCAGACGCTCCTAAGGATCCTGGACTAGAAAACTCTGATGCTTTGATGGGTAAGAAGCTAGTTGCATTTAGAGGACAGGCACATCAGCAACATATTGAGGCACATAGAGTATTTATGTCTTCATTATTAGTAAGATCGAACCCACAAGCCAGCACTTTGCTACAAGCTCACGTGATGGAACACGTTTCTTTGTTAGCAAGAGAGCAAGTTGAGGCACAAATGAACCAAGTTATAGAACAAGAGGCACAAAAATATGGTGGACAGATACCACCAGAGCTACAAATGGAGTTTCAAAAGCAAGTTGAGGTACAAGTTGCGGATCAAGTTAGTAATTTTATTAGCGAAATGTTTATAGAAGAGCAACAAGCTATGCAACCACAGGGTCAAGACCCACTAATTTCTTTAAAAGAGCAAGAATTACAGCTCAGAGCACAAGATATTCAACGAAAAGCACAAAATGATAGTCAAAA